AACACCAAGGTCATCGATGATCATGAACTTATGCTGCATCATCTTCTCAAAGTCTTTGGTGTATCCGTTGGTTCTGGCGATTCGAGTACCGCTCCACCAGTAGCGAGTAGCGTAGGAGGGTGTACCATCCACAGGAACATTCTCATGCAGCCATACTGCGGCCCCTGTAGACTTCCCCGTTCCCTTCCCCCCCGATAGAACAAGGCACCAGGCTTCCTTTGGCTGAAGGGCAAACTGCCTGACCCAGTTGACTGCTTTAGTTTCTTCTAAGGCGCGGAGGTTTTTTAAAATTCTTTCGGGTACTCCCCACATCCGAAGGCATCTTATTTTTTCATCTCCATCTGGGCCTTCCGGGTAGAGCTCTGGCTGCGACTCTTCTCCATTTCTAGCACGCTCGGCCTCAATAGCCTTTTGCCGCTCGCGTAACTTGGCGCATACCTCCATCCATTCGTCGTCTACATCCCCACTAAAATCTAGCTGCTTGGTCCCCATCCTCAAAATCCTCGCTCCCTTTATGATGTCCGATTTGTGTCACTTCGCTGTATTGCTCCGGGTCACTAGCCCGCTCAATAAATGCTTCTATCTTTGTTGCGTTTCGAAATATGAACTCAATCGAATGCCCAGCAGGTACGTTCTGGTGCCAGCTGCACATCTTATTTCCATCGATTGCTTTCTTTAGGTCCTCTATCGAGTACCCCTCTTTTATCTTTGCCCGGATTCTCTTCCAGCCTGAAGAGCCTGGCTTTATATTCTTGCCGCGAGTGGGGTGTACTGTCCGATAGTAGGATACAACTTCTGCAACAGGAGTGTAATTCCCACCAAGAGTCTCAGGCGCCTTGACCGAAGGCAGGCCCTTGGCTCCTGATTGTCTCTTGGGTTTGCCTAAGTTGTATTTGCTCCATCCATGAACAGTTAACACCCCACCGTTGGCGTCTAATAATCTAAGCCCGACCAGGACCTTTATGAATGTCTCATGGTCGCCACCGTAATCTGCTGCCTCTGATATATCTCGGCCTTCCATACCCGTCAGATGCCCGTCTTTCCTGTATTCTTTGCAGAAGCACCAAAGGTTGTAGAGTGCTAACACTCCTTCTGCTCCTAACTCATTCTTAAGTCTTCTTATCTTTGGGTGAATACGCGAAGTAGTACAAAGCATCAGTTCCGGCATGGCAGCTCCTTGAGTTGGTAAAGGTTAAAGGGGAGAGAGCGGACCCGGAACCGGGAGATAAGGACCGGTAACGGGAGTAGTGATAATGGGAGAACCGCTCTCTCCACCTCTTTCTAGAATGGCATGGCGTCGTCCTTCTCGTCTACCATATTATCCACTGCTTCTGCTGCATCCACAGAAAGATAATGATCAACAGAGAGCCACTTGTCTCCTGCCTTGCGGACAAATTCGGCACGTCCCTCTTTGCCTAAAAACTCTTCAGAGTCTAAGTCTTCCTTATCAAAGTCGATACCGAATGCACCGCAGAACTCTTTAAGCTTCCACTTCATGCGAGGCAGAGAGGTTACAATGTTCTCGTAGGATTGAAACCCAGTATCCAAGTTCCAGCAATCAAGCTGAATACGCATTCCAACATTACCGGACTTAAATTCATAGGGGAATTCCAGAAACTTAACTCGAACGCTATAGATTCCTTCCGGATATCCGTCTTCCATCTCTTGCGGGTTGTGATTTAATGCTGCCATTTTAGACTCCTTCATTTTGGTTGTAAGCTTTCATATAATTTTCATAAGAGAACACAATTGTTTCCGGCATCTCATATCCCGCACGACTCTTTGCGTCACGGCCTGGTCCGCCTTCGAAATAACAAACTCTCTTATTGCTTCCTTTTTGTTTTGCTACTTTATCGCCCTGCTTCATCACGGCCACATGGTCTTTTGTGACATGCCCAACTTGGTCAGCCCACTCGAGAGCAGTCGGCCAAGTGTATTTACTCATGGCTCCGCCAATCTTAAGGAAGTCATCGCCCAAGGCATTGCCCTGTTTGTGAAGTCCTTCATGGCAGACCAGTACAACAAACATATTCTTTTTATTGCGGAGGATATCTAAGCCATTAATGAGCCTGATAAACTCTTGCTGCATAAGTCGGTCGCCTTGCGCCCATGACATGTACCCCTCCTTGCCTCGCTCTGGGAGCATTCTCCCTCCGAACTTAGTGTTGAGGATGTAGTCTCTACAGAGCGCCTCTGCTGCATTGAGAGTATCGAGAACGACTGTTTTCTTATCAGTCTCTTCTTTGATGAGGTATCCCACTGCTGCTAAAAGGTCTTCCCACTTTTCAATTTTTCCTGACTTTGGAATCTTAGAGACTCTCGCCTCACATCCATCTTCAGTGATAATAAATACGGGGCTGTCGCACTGAGTTCCAAAGGTTGTCTTTCCCATTCCGGGGCCACCAACCAAGACCAGCCTTGGGGGTTTACGAACACTTTCATCAATCGATAAGTCAAACTCTAATCCCATTCTTTTCTCCTTGTCATAGCTATACGAATCCCAGGCCCCTTGCCTCCTAATTCTGGATGCAGGCCTTCGCGTTTTTCAAGATGCAGCGCCCCGTCAAGCGTGGTAACTCCAAGGCAAACGTCCAGAAAGGCACAGCCACCATAATTCCCACATGAAGTTGAATTTCTTATCTCGAGAAACCCTTTATTCTTTAACAGGCTAACATATTCCTCGAGCTCAATCAACCTTTGAGTGTGTTGCGCTTTGGTGCACATCGTCTCATGCCGTACATACCTTGAAGGACGGTCTTCATTGTCACCGTACTCTTTTGTTATTCGGTCACCAAACTCTTCCAATGTCTCCAAGTTAAATGACCTTCTAGCCGCTACTTCCTCTTCACTCTCTCCTTTCTTTTTTCTTACGGGCATCCCTCCCTCTTCTTTTGTTTTCTGCCTTGGCGCTGATTTAGAAGTTTGAATTACATCATAGACAACGCGAGGCAGAGGAGGATCCCATTCTGGGCTCGCCTGGTCTTTCAGATACTCGAGTGCTGCTTGCCTGTAGATTGTAAGTTGGATATCAAGGGGGAGCCTCCGGAAATAATTCCCGCCTATGTCTATTGCAGAGCTAGTTGTCTTGTGCTCAATCACAGTGGCCTCGTTGAATTCACGGTCAAGGAGTAATACGTCCATCTTTCCTCTGTACTTTATCCCGTTGAGTTCGAACTGGAATTCTCTCTCCGTGAATATGGTCACGGGAAGATCGTAAAGGTCCTGAAGAGAATCACGGCCTTTGTACTTTGCATAGTATCCTCGAACATAGGCACAACACCGAGCATAGGCTACCTGTCCACTGTCTGACTTCCACCAGTCATCCTCTTGCCCGTCCCATTCGTCTCCTTCAGACATGATTCGCATTGCATCAAGAGCTTCGTCCAGGCTCTTACCTAACCAATACTCCTCTAGTCCTTTATGTGTTAGAGTCCCTATCCTCATCGGGCCAGTTGCTTTTCCTCGGTAGCCTTCGACATACTTATACTTGTACAGCTTAGGGCATTGCATCCCTGTGGATATGCTGCTTGCAGTGAAGTTCATTCGTTACCTCCCTCGGCTGTCTCTTCTGTCTTTTCAACAAGAGGAAAGCGTCGGATAATCAATGTTTGTATTCCTGTTTCTTCATCGGCACTGACAGCACCGGTATATTGCATTGCGTCATCGATAACGATGCCATTGGATTTATATACAGTTATTTTAAAGGTCGAGGTTTGTCCCTCGAGCAGGATATCGGTAACGCAATACGGGTTAAGTACTGACTTGCCGTTTTGTTCAGTCACCCACCTAGACCGCAATCTTATCTCATTAACGTTGTAGAACTTTTGGGCCATATTCAATAGAGTTACCGCCCTTCCCTCCCTGTCATAAGCTATCGGCATATTGTTCTCCCTAATTTAATACCGTTATAGTTTTCCCGTTTATTTCAACGATCAACGCTTCCACTTCTAAAAGAGTTTCACTAAAGATTTCTACCCTCTCGAGTTCTGTTAACTCCGGGTGCATATCCTCTACGGCAGACCTGAGAGCGTACTGGAACATCTGCTTTATACACGCGCCATCAGAAGTTAAGATGGGGTTTGCCTTAAACAGCCGAATCATTTTCTTTCTTTCTTTAGGAGTCATATTCGCTTGGCCCTTCAGGGTCTTTTGATGTCATGAATACACTTATGTCGCACCAATCGGGCGCAACTATTTGGGCGATCACCAGCATAACGTGGTGCATCTTTCCCAGCCTTTTAAACTCCTCCAGGGTAGAAAATAACTGACTCTCGAGTAGTTGAAACCCAATCTCTTCTTGCTCTTCTTCGCTGTAATTACCCAACATAAGACACTCCTTTAATGTAATCGCAGGACTTTTCTGCCTGTTGTGCTGCCTGCATTAAGAACTTTCGTTCTCCCTTTAGCTTCTCCAACCAACCCTGAATGTAGGCAGCTGAATTGCTGATATGTTTCTCGACTCCTAAATCAGCCAAGAGAAAGCAAGCTCCCATCTCGGCAACTAACTCTTCCTTGGAGTAGTCATGGTTTCCGAAGAGTCCTTTCATTCCTTCAACTCTGTTAAGCCTCGTCTTGGCTCCAGTGCTGTGGGTTATCTCATGAAAGAGTGTGCTCCAGTACTCTGCTGCCGATCTGTGGTCTGCTCTGCTAGGCATCCCAATGGTGTCTTCGCTTGGCCTATAGAACGCACTTGTCATTCCATAATCAATACGAGGCCCACCTATTTCTCTTTGGTAGTTTTTGACAACCTTCTCGGCTTCAGCCTCCCACACCTCAACCGGCTTAGTCTCTTCAGTCTCTTCAGGCCAAAGAGTTTCAGAGCCTTCTACCTGCTGTCGATTGAAACACTTGTAGAAGCGGGTAAACGGGATACGCTCGGAGCCTCCTTCTTTCTTCTCAATCCATTTCCAGAAGACTACTGGTGTGTATTTTGATTCAGGCTTTAGCTTCAGGTCTAACTTGCTTAATTGTTTTAAGGTGTACCAGTTTGAATCGCTGTATCCACTGACCATACCACTACAGATAAGAGCATTGATTCCTCGATAGGGTTTACCAGATACGGCATTCTTGGGTCGTTCTTCTCTAGACTTCCACGGCTTAACCCAAGGAACCTTACCTTGCTCAAGTAGTGCAATGATTTTATCAGTAACTATCTTGTTTACTTTTTCAGACATTTTTTATCTCCGTTGCTCTCCCAAGCATTCTATTTAAATATTAAAGCCTCCAGCTTTAGCGCCTTCCTCCCGGCGGACCACCTTTATCAATTGTCCGCCACAAGGCCCAACATATAACAAGCATTATGACGATACCGACCGCGTTAATCAGGCCGGTGTAGTAGTCAAATTCCGCCATCAGTAATTACCAACCAAAGGATTTCAAACCAACCCTGTTTAAATTTTTGCTTTCTTCTCTCTTTTAAGCTCATTACATTCTCCCATTGGACGAGGGGCGTATGCGCAGAGACACTTGCTTGCCCGCAGCCACCCTGTTTCTTGACTCATGGATCTCGGTGTCAATTTCAGATTCGCTCCAAAGAAACTTACAGACCGTTCTGGATTGCTGGTACGCCTTGCTCTGCCCATTTGGAATAGTCCGACCCTGGGCCTTAGCAAACATTTCGCAGCTGGCCCCAAGGGGCACCCTCACGCTTGTAGTGGCACAACCTCCACAAGTAGCCAGAGTTAGCAGGCATGCGCTTAGCAAGAAACATCTCTTCCTAAAGGACTTAGGGTTCTCCTTATCCCCAAAGCTCGATGCAATGATTTGGTGTAAGCTTGTCGCTTGGCCATGAGGCATGCCGACGGCATCACAAAGCTGGTTAACCTCGTTTATGTAATGGCCTGCGCAAATATAGCTACAGAAATCAATCCCGTCCACCGGGTCCCCTTCGTGTTTGAAGGTAGTCTCGCAATGATAACACGTTTTTTTCATTTCTTATCTCTTTCTGAGGTATACTAGTATCCCTCTTTTTGTTTGGTAACTTCTCCCGAAAGTCACTACTTAATATGTCGGTGATTTCCGAGAGGATGTCAAGCATAAGTTGATCAGTTGTGGACAGTTGCCTGTCTTTTATCGACATCTTAAGCGTGAATAGTAAATCGTTAAGTCGATTAAGATCATCCATGATATTCTCCTAGACAGGAATAGAACGTTTATGATTGTTCGCTCGCCTCTGAGCCTCTCTCATGATCCGCTTAAGAGCGTCTGAGCCGAGTTCTTTAGTCAAGAAGGAGCCAAGCCTAGACAAGTCCTTACGGTCCTGTAAGAGCACCAGGGAGTCCCCCAGCTCAACTTCGTAAACGATTGCTTGGTACTGTTGGATTGCGTCCACTAAATTCATTGTTCCCCCCCAGGAATTTATAGTTGCTTCTTCTGCGAATCCTGCGAATCCTGCGAATCCTGCTTAAGTATACAACTTGTTCATTTTTGCGAGAATCTGCCCTCCACGGCCTTGGAGACAAACTGGGCAAGTTGAGCAATTTCCGTCTCCAACTCTGCAATCCCATCCAATAGCGCGAGTACTGTTTTTTTCTCGATAGTGACGTAGTTCGTTTCTTCTGTGGTCGGGTATGTATTCGAATGAAGAATTGCCGTCTCCGCGTCTGTAATTGCTTTTTGTCTTTTTAGATTTGTTTTCATGTTATCCCTCGCTAAGCGTAGCGTAAGTGTCAGCAAGTATCTACTTAAATACGCTAGCTCCTTCTGCTTAATTGTTAGCAAATGCCCAATATGGTGGAATTCGTGTTGCTTTTGCTCCCTTGGTTTCTTGGTCACTCCAGTCTTCTAGCTCGGCTAACTCTGCTTTTGTGAAGCCACCGTTCTCAATTCGTTCTTTCATTTCTGGCGTGAGCTCTGCTGAAATTCTCATCGTTTGCATTCTTATCTCCAGGTTCTAGGAAGTTAGTGATCGTCGCTTGACTGCGCATCTCGATATACCTGATGCATAACCCTCGAAAAAAAATGAGTTAAGCAGGTTAATCTCTGCCCGTACTTATGTGAGACTAAGAGGAGCGAGCGCGCGAGCGAAAAATTTTTTTTTTGAGAGTTATCCACAGGGTGGGGATAAAGTAAGGGGGGATTTCTCCCCCCATTAGCGGGTTACTCTTGGCAATAGCCTAAGAGGGTTCGGCAGGCTTCTGCGTTCTGCTCTGCGTAGGTCGCCCCAAGCTCCCCGTAGGGGACGCGGTAGTTGGGCTTGTCAATGTTAGCTTGGGCAATCCTAACGCCCCAAGAAAAACCTCTCGATGCTGGGTGGTATGAATCAAGCTCTTTTCTCAAGTCTTCATCGCATTCAAAGAAATACCCCTTGCCCCCACCTAATTCCTCGGGGAGTTCTTCCATTCGCTGGTATGTCTGGAAGCGTCGCAACGCGGAGACTAGTACCGAACCCTCACAAGGTTCTGAGGCATCCCACGATTCGAGAAAGTCCGCGATGAATTCTTGCTCGGCTTCTGCCATTAGCAAGCTATACTTTAGATGTATCTCTAGGCATTCGATTAACCCAGGTTGTCGGGTTGCTTGTGCTTTGAATCGCTCAATGGTCAAGAGGTCTTTGTCTTGGATTTCTTCTTTAGCTGCGGTGATATAGTGTTGAATTGACATTGCTTATCTCTTTTCTTGGTTAGTTGATTAGGGCCAGTCTCCCAACTGGCTGTATTTACTTTTAGGCTGGGCTATTCTACGTCAGTAGATTGCTCAAGGTCTTCGTAGACTTCAGGCGAGCAATCAGGGCAATAGGCGGTGTTTCCGTAGCATGTTTCACAATTAACATCTGACATTGCTTATCTCTTTTCTTAGTTGCTAAGTTTCACCAGTCTCCCAACCGGCATGTTTATTTTTACCATACTCTTGAGGCCATTGCTAGTTTTATTTCAACTTTATTTGTGCATCTATGCGGAATCATTAGCCTTTCCCTGTTAGCCATTGCACCTAACTAACTTATAGCCCCCTAACAACCACACCTTCCTCCTTCCCCCTTCTTCTTCCTTCCTCCTTCTTCTTCTTCTCTTCTCCTTTAGGATCCTTAAGGACTAGTCCTTGAGCCGCCGGAGGCAAACGGTCTACCTCGTAGCTTGTCCATAGCTTGTCCATAGCTTATCCACAAAGGACAAAGTCCGTGTGCGGCGCGGCACGGCGGCGCTAGCCGAGTAGAGTGATGCGATGCGCTTGTGGGTAAGTTGTGGTCAAGTTGTGGTCAAGCGTCTATCTGCTCTTCTGGCTTAGGGATCAGAAGGGACGCGTCAGCGTGTCCGTAGGACGGAGCGAATAGCGAACCCCTGGCCGAGCCCGACCCGAAGGGGAAGCTCCTAAGGTGTACACCTAGTGTATCTAAGTGGCACTCGTTGGTAAGTATACCTCTGAGCCCTCTTAAACAGTTCCAAACACTTACGCTCGTATACCTCCTAATTTACCCCCTTAGGGTTAAGCAAGAGAAGCCTGGTACTTTACTACCCTGGGTACCCTTACGCTGCTCCTAGGCCCTGCTACTCCCCTTGGGAGGGGGGTCCCAACCCCCTTGCCCCCTGGCTACGCCAAGTCCTTTATCTTCGACTCAATCTTGTAGCTAACCCCCGGAGGGGGTAACCCCGTTTCGAAGAAATCATTAATTATTAATATACCCTCCTTGAACCACGGAGCCATTTGAAGGGTCTACGAGGCAGTTAGGGCACTAGTCCTACTGGATACTCTCTCTGATTGAAGGGGATAAAGAGACTATGTACTACTTGGTAACTATCTGTCAAGTGCCCTTGTAAGTACCTGATATTGCTACAGGGATGATGTCGCTTTTCGCTTGACAGAGTTTGGGGAAAAGGAGGATTCTAGTCAGATATGGCGAAAGACCACACGATAACGGTCTATCAAAATGCGGATAATCACAAGTTACTACATGACCTGTATATGATTACCCGGAAGCAGATTGAGGGACTACGCGACAAAGTTGAGGCAGAGGCGGATCTTACGCAAAAAGATCTAAAGACTCTCGACCTTTGTTATGACGGCCTCAAGAAGCTAATAGGCATCGAGAAAGAACTAAAGACTGATGCCATTGCCTCGATGACTGATGACGAGCTCAGAGCTGTCGTTCGCAAAACATTAAGAGAGGGAGAGGCCTCCAGCAAAAAACCATGATTAAGCTAAGAAAATACAAATCCCTGGACGAAGACTTCATTTATCACTCCTGGTTGTCGTCAGTTGACTATAATATCCCCGGTGTTCAGCGAATGACGCGATTAGTTATTGACAGTTGCGTAGATAATGGCACTATCTTAGTAGCCTGTTCGGATGAAGACCCTGACCATATCCTTGGCTGGATGTCTTCCTCTGAAGAAATAGGGTTTCCAGTCCTCCTCTATATCTTTGTAAAGAAGAATTTGAGGAACCATGGGATAGGGAGAAGCCTCCTTGGGGAAAGATTTTCTGAGGAGACTGTCCCGACAGCGTCTTGGTCCTTCTGGTGTCAGAAGTACAACCTGAAGAAGCGATGGGGATTGAAGTTTAATTCTCTCTATTTGCCGGTATTAGTGGATAAGTTACATGGCGAAGCAGAATCTAAGTCCTCAGACAAAAGCAAGGCGGAAGGCCCAAAGGACTAAGCCTAACCTTGCCCTGTCAGGGAGGGAAGTGCTGGAGGCTGCCGTTGGCCGTTTTGGAATCCCCGAAAAAACTAAACCGATCCGAAAGACTTCGAATATCACGCTTAATTTTAAGCGACATCTCTTTAGTCAGCAGCTTGAATTTATCAACGACTCCTCTAAGCGAAAAGCAGCCTTATGCACTCGACGAGCAGGGAAGTCTTTTGCGGTATCAAGATACCTTATCCAAGAAGCCATTGATAAGCCGGAGACTCTATGCGTCTATATTGCTAGGACTCGTGAAGCTGCAAAACGTATTCTTTGGAATATGCTAAAGCAGGCCGATAAGCAGTACCGCCTTGGCATTAGATTCAACAATGCTAGCCTCATAGCAAAGTTCCCCAATGGCTCAGAGATCATCTTTACTGGTGCCAATGATGCTTCGGATGTGGATAAACTCCGTGGGGCGGCATTCTCCCTGGCGGTCCTTGATGAAGCCGCATTCTTTAATATCGACTTAAAGGAATTGGTTCGAGATGTATTGAGCCCGGCTTTGTTGGATTCAGATGGAACTCTTGCTATGATCAGTACACCGAATAGCCAATGCGCTGGGCTTTTTTACGACATTACTGAACTTGGCAAATTTGGCTATTCGGTCCACAAGTGGTCTATCAGAGATAACCCCTATATGACGCAGGCAGTTAAATCAGTCCAGCGTGATGTTCGGAGCGGAATCCTAGACCCTACAGACCCATCTTATAAGCGGGAATATGAGGGCCTGTGGGTTAAAGATGACCGGTCGATTGTTTACAAGTATTCCGACATGAATATCTATAAGGAGTTACCAGAGAACTGTTTCTGGGAATATCTTATGGGAATTGACTTAGGATACCATGACCCGACAGCATTTATTATCGCAGCATATTCTGAGGATCATGAAGAGCTATTTATCCTAGAGCAGTTTAAGCAAAAGAATATGCTCACCTCTGATGTGGAAGATCTGATTAAGGAGTTCCAGTCACGGTTTAATTTCAGCAAGATCGTAGTAGATACCGGCGGTGGTGCAAGTCGTATGGTTCTTGAGACTTTTAGGGACCGAACAGGGCTGGCGATTGAGCCAGCAAAGAAGAGCGGAGATAAGGCCGGGCTCATTAAGTTGATGAATGCTGACCTGGCTAGAGGCTTGATCAAGGTCAAGCAGGATTCAGAGCTGCTCGAGGAGTGGGACAAGCTACAATTCAATCTCGCGGGGACTGCCGAAGATAAACGATTCGATAACCACTTGAGCGATGCGGCACTTTATACTTGGATGGAGTCTCGTCATTTTCTTTATGAGGCAAAGGAGAAACCTCCGGAACTTGGAACTGCTGAATACTATAGGCAATTAGAAGACAAAATAGAAGAACGGTTACTAAAAGAGCAAGAAGAAGAGGGCGGTCACGACGAGGACTTATGGGGGAGTGGCTATGCAAATGCTGACGCTTTCTTCAACTAAAATAAACAGTTAGACTAATAGCAAGGATATACAACATGGCGCAAGACCCTAGAAAATTACGCAAACTCTTAGAGATTCTAACCCAGTTTGGAGTTACCAAGTACGAGACAGAAGGCATCAAGATCGAGGTAGTTAACCCGGTAACTCTTGCACATAAGATGTACGATGGTGCGGTTAAGGTTGCAAATACTGAATTTTCGATAGATAATTACGTGAAAGAGCCTGAAGTGGCTACGGAGCAGAACGAAAATGTCATTGCATCGCCAGAGGGATACTCTGAAGATGAAATGCTATTCTGGAGTGCTGGCTGATCATGTACGGAATTTACGATGATATCTTTTGGTGGCAGAGTGAAAAAGACCCCCACCTAGCGATAGACAAGTACATTACTGTCCTAAGAGACAACCAAAGTGACTTCTACAATGATTTGAGCACTTATGTAGGTCTGTATGGAGGGCGCCCTCTCAATAACTCTGAAGATGCATTCAGATACCGAAACAACAGGCCACGGTTAACATTCAACATTGTTCACTCTCTCTGTCAGGCAGCTACCGCTAAAATTGCAAAGCACCGTCCCGGCATCTCCTTCTTGACCTCTGGTGGAGACTGGTCCCAGAGAACAAAGGCGAAGAACCTAGACAAGTTTATGCAGGGCCAGATTTATTCGACAAAGGCCTACGCCATCGGGCAAAAGGCTTTTTTGGATGCCTGTATTGTGGGAACCGGAGTTATTAAGGTTCTGGCAGAGCATGGGAAGACTAAACTGGAGAGAGTCCCGATGATAGAGCTGACTGTCGATCCCGGCGAGTCAGCAACCGCAGAACCAAGGCAAATGTTTCAAACCAAGATGGTTTCTAGGCATGTATTGGCTGCGAAGTTTCCAAAGTTTAAAAAGGAAATACTCGAGTCCGTGGAGGAGGCAGTAGGCGAGACTACCGAAGACACCAGGTATTCAGACCTAATTAAGTGTCATGAGTCCTGGCATTTGTCGTCTAGCCCTGACTCTACTGATGGACGTCACATCATATCAATCGAATCAGCAACACTCTTCGACGAGGAATACGAGAAGGATTATTTCCCTTTCGCGTTCATTAAATGGACAGAATCGCCTATCTCGTTCTGGGGTAATGGGCTTGCAAAAGAAGTCAAAGGGATCCAGGTCGAGGTGAATAAGCTGTTGGCTCAGATCCAAGAACAAATGCACTTAGCCACTCCAAAAGTATTCATTGAGGATACAAGCAAGATTGTTAGTGCCCATTTGAACAACAGAGTATTTGGTGCAATTCGTTACCGGGGGAAACCTCCCCAATTCTTTGTCCCTCGTGCCGTGTCTGGGGAGATGTTTTCTCACCTGGATAGGCTTGTTAACCAGGCTTATGAAATGACAGGGATCTCTCAGTTATCAGCTCAGAGTAAAAAACCTGTTGGCTTAGAATCAGGACGCGCTCTAAGGGAGTTTTCTGACATAGAATCTGAAAGATTTATGGTTGTAGGCCAAGCTTATGAGAATGTTTTCATTGAGATCTCCAAGCAATTGATTGCACTGGTCAAGGATCTTGCTGAGGATAAGGACTATACTTCGATTAGTTTCACCCAGCATTCGGGTGTTGAAAGAATTAATTGGAAGGAAGTGAATATGGAGGCAGACGAATACGTTATGCGTATCCATCCTATTGGATCTCTACCTCAGACGCCTGCGGCAAAGCTCGCCAGTGTCACAGAGATGCACATGAATGGTTTATTCACTACGCAAGAAGCACATCAGTTACTAGAGTTCCCCGATCTTGATAGGGCGAATAAGCTTAAGAATGCGCCTATCGAGGTAATCGATAAAATGATTGACAGTATTATTGATAAAAATAAATATGACCCTCCTGAGCCTTATCTCAACCTAGAGAAAGGTGTGGAGCGTTTTCAGCAAGCATACAATTTAGCACTTCTTGAGGGAGTTCCAGAAGACAGACTTGAAAAGCTAAGGCGATGGATTGCCAAAGCGGTCATTCTTATGAAGCCCCCTCCACCGCCACAACCACCAGGGCTAGACATGGGTATGCCTCCACCTGGAGCTATGCCTCCTGAAGGAATGATGCCCGGTATGCCACCTGGAGCACCCCCCGGATTACCACCTGGCCCGATGGGACCACCTGAGGCTATGCCTCCTGGTCCTCTACTGCCTCCTGGTCCTCCTGGTCCTCCTGGCGGAATGCCTCCAATGCCTCCTGGCCTACCACCTATGGGATAAATAATGTCTGACGCAGCACAAGAAACAGCAACAGAGGCACCAGCAGAAGAAGCGCCTCAAGATGGATATATACTTGGAGTAGAACCTGATCCAGAATTGCCCAACTTTAATCTTTTCGAGGAGGATGGCGAAGAGGCTGCTCCTGTCGAGGCAAAAGAAGAGCCAAGCGGCGAAGAGGTCAAAAGAGATGAGTCCTGGTCGAGCAAGATAAAAAAAGATCGAGATCAGAGAAAGAAGGAGATTGAGTTAAAGAAACGAGAGGAGCTTATTTCTGAACAAGAGAGTCAGTTCTCTTCTAATGATGAATTAAGAAAAAGTTTTCTGGCAAATCCAGAAGCATTTCTTGAGGCTCAGGGAATAGACCCTATTGATTTTTATGCCGACTGGACAAATAGACTTGCTGGTGGTTCTACCGAGATGGGTTCTGACTTGCGAATCTCTGAGACAGAAAGAGAGCTGGCATCTCTTAAAGAAGAACTGAAACAGAGAGATGGTCAGCAACTTAGGCGACAAGCCGAGGCACGACAACAGGACGAGATTAATAAATACCACGTTAAGATTGACACCTTTATGAGGTCGGAAGACGCGGGGAAATTTCCCCTAACAGTAAGTCAGTGTAGCCCTGAAGATATCGCTCAGGGAATTGGAGCGTACTATCAGGAAACTGGCGTAGAGCTTAGTTTTGATGAAGCATTTGAAAAAGTAGAGAATGGTTTGATGAAGAGAGAGAAAGACATCTTCAACGATCCGGACGTTATCGCAAAATTTAAAAAATACCACGGATTAGACGCATCGAATACAAGGGGCAGACGGTCGCAACTTACATTGTCCAATACCTTACAAACCCAACCAACTAAGACTCCGGCAGAGGATATGACCGATGACGAGGTCTATGATTTTTGGAAGGGTAAACTGTTCACTTAAATTAGAAAGGAAAGACAGCTATGGCGTCTTTTAATTTAACGAACTTCGATGCGGCCATGAAACACATGTATCCGTATAAGAAGGTCGAAAATATGGTCTACAAGAATAACCCCTTGTTGGCTATGATTCCTAAGAATACAAAATTTCCAGGGAGGAATGCTACGTTTGCAGTCGAGTATGGCTTGACTAATGGACGTAG